TAAAATCTCCAGCCGTAGTATTTGGCACTTCGGAATAGAGGTTATCTTCTCCGTAGCCACTTGGTATTTGTATAAAACTTGCTTTACTTATTACACTCATACTGGTATTTTACATCTTGCGTATCCATATCCAGTTGACAACGATACGCTAATCGCTGCTCCACTATATAAACTATCAAATCTCTCTGTGAATGGTTGTATGCTCCAATTTTTATTTAGCACTAACGCCAGATCTTTATCTGAGTAGCTACCCTTATTGTAACTCTCGAATATGCTCATAATATCCAAAGCGATTAAGCAACACTCATTCTGCACACTAACCTCGTTTGACTCTGTATTTATCTCAGTAACATTGTCGCATAAGAAAATGTCAAGCGAGTAATCTATTCCGTTAAACCCATTAGGAGTAATATTGACAATATCGTATATAAGGTAGCTTCCAGTAACATCTTTTGTTAAATCTACGTCCCAGATATTACCCTTTAGGATAGTGTTTATTTGAGGGTGTTCGTCTTTTATCCCCTCCATTATTGTCCTTATGTTTTTTATCGTTAAACTTTTCGACATATCTCTGTAATTTCTCTTCCTTTCTTATAGTATGAATTGACTTCGCCATTTAGTATCGTGTTCTGGGTGTACTACATCTAATCCATCTGGTGGGGTTTTATATAAAGGGTAACTATCCTCATTCTCTTTCAAATATAACTGCAATTTTCGTCTATAAAAATCTGCGTTGTCCTTAAATATACTTTTTGCTGTTACTAACTCACCTTCGCTAAGTGGACTAAAGTTATCTCCAGACTTGGTACCAGCACCTTTATTACGTAGTTTATATGTACCTATTCTTGTGTATTTATGGCACACTTCCCACTTCAGAGCATCTCGCAAATATTCTTTAATAAGTGTTTCATTTAGAGCTGTTACAGTACCATTTTTTATTTGTGTCAAGATCTCGTCAAATAATGCACTTCCTAAAATTGGTCGTACAAAAGTATTCTGTATGCTATCAATAAGTGGCTTTAAATAGCCATCGTCTACGTTATAATGTAGTACGGTATTTTCTTTTGCAAATGCTGGGCTTATTATTAAAATCATTTTTTCCTAACTAGTACTTGTTTCCATATATGTCTACAATAAGGTACAGATGTGCTTGTATTGGGCTTTCTATACCAACCACCTCTGGCTAACCAAACGTCTGTAACGTCTGCTATACCACTTGACTTCATATCATTTCTCAAAACATCAATTTCTTTCTTTGAGTAAAGTTTCTTTTTTGCCATCATTTTGACACAAAAATCTCTTGACTTACCTCCAGCTACAAGAGGTGGTGCGTCTGGTCTTAACTCGTATCTGTATTTTACCTCTGTTTGTGGTAGATCTATTGTTTTGGCAACTCTTTCTCCAATATCTGTTAGTCCTATATCGCTACCATCTATTGTAATAAGATCAGAAGTATTAAGAATATTTATTGCACCTACTAACTGCTCAAAATTTAGACCTAAAGCATCGGATATACCAGTTGCAGCGATTAAGGGGTTTGTAAGTATTGTTTTAAGCACTCTTTGTAGTATCCCTTGTTCTTCAGTAGCAAACTCAATAGGGCTTCCGTCTGTATCGTAGTTTATGTTAAAATTCTCAACTATTTCATAGTCCTTTTCTGGCACTCCTATTTTATCAAATAAGTGGCTTATATCCTCATCGTTAGAAAAACAGCTACAAGCAGACATTTTTTCTGCGTCTATTTGCTTTAATTTTCTTTGTGCCCAAGCAATACCCTCATCACCACCCCAAGCTAACCACATTAATCGACCACATCCATCTCCAAGTTTCTTTTTGGAGTTTTTTCTGTGTCTTGCAAAAGAAGCCATACGAGCGATTGTTGACCTTGAAATTTTTTGTCTCTTAGCGAGTTGGTTGGCACGACGCTTCCCAGTAGACTCACCACAACCACCCCAACCATTTTTCTCAACCCAATTTAATGCAGTTTGTGCGTTTCTACTTGCTGCCTTTGGATAGTCGTTGTATGTTTCAAATTTATGGTTAAACTCCTCTAAGTTTTTATCGTCTATGTCTGTATGTGTAGAACAAGGCATATACCATATTTCTCCGTCTATTTCGTGTTCGTGGTATCCCTCACAACCTATTTGCTTAGCTACACTCTCTGCTTCTTCTATTGTATCAAATAAAGGCTTGTCGTCTCTTATAATTTTGGCAAGATCTTGTGACATTTTCTCTGGTACACAGTTAGGCACTAATCTGCCATTCTTTACTTTCATACCAATCATTTCGTATCCATCCCAACAAGGTGCTTTAAATTCGTCACAATTACAATCTTCAGACATTTCAACTTGTGGAGCCATCTCTTCTTGTAATTCTAAGCCAGTTTGCTCGTTAATTAATTGTCGTATTTCCTCTCTGCTTAAATTTTGTAGTATTATATCAGAAGTTAGATCTATAACATCAATAGGTTTAAGTGGTATAATCTCAATATCTGTTCTTTGTATCTCTAAAAATGCGAGTTTTTTAATCGTTCTAAGAAGTGTATTTTGTCTCTCAGCTATATAAGTATTGGTAAATATTTCGTAAGCTAAATCAAGCTCATTACGAGCTCCTAACTGACCTTCCTCTTTTACACCAAATAGAATAGGATTGGTAACTCGGTGTCCAATAAAAATTGACTCCTTAACCCTATTTGACATCTCAATATATCTTTGATGTAAGTCATTACCATTAAGATTTGTAATTTCGCTACCATTATCCTTAGCTGGACTAAATAAATGTACGATTTTTGTTCCAGTAGCTTTACCAAATTTCTCTTGGAATGCTTTTTCAAACTTTTCTGCTTCTTCTTTAGTCTCTGGCACTCCGTTATTGTGCTGTATTAAAGTACCACCTACAAAACCATTCTCTACCTCGTTTAACCAGTAGTCACCTATCTGTACGTCTGTTCTAATCTCAGCTAATGATCCAACATATACTGGTAAAGGATAGTATTTTAGATTTGGTCTATAATCAACGTGGTAAATAACACCTCTTTTTTGCTCTGGATCTCTTGGATTATATCTTTCTAAGTATTGGATCTTTGGTTTGGAGTTTTTTGTACCTTTATCTGTAATCCAATCGTCTGCATATTGTATTGTACCATCTAATCCTACCCTAATATTAGCAAAGTCGATATGGTGGTATTGATTACCTACTTTGGTTTTTATAACTTCTATCGCATAGCCGTTAAACAGCTCATAATCAAGCGATAAACTCTTTAGCAAAGAAGTCCAATCTTGGTCTATATTAGCTTGACTCAGCCATTTTTTAGTTTCTATATCTTCACCAAATAAGCCATTACCAACCGTATAGCCTACCTTACCATTAATAATAGCATTATGTGTGCTACTATCGTTATACAAATCAATTAATTCATACGGATATAGGTTATCTTCGCCAAACCATACGATATTTTTGTTCTTTTTTTCTAAAAATTTAGGTACTTCTGCTGAAGCAAATTCCGTTACTACTGGAAACTTATTCATAAATGTAAGTATTTTGTTCGTCTGTGTACGAATATACAATTTCTTGTGGTTGTTTCAACCTTAATATGCCCCTATGTATCTCAATCCCCTCTGTACCTCCTAATGTAGTGGCGTTTATTATTTTATACGGATAATCTCCGTTGTTAGGTAATTCTATTGTAGCATTAGGTAGATCTTCTGATCCCTCTATTAATTCAAAAGCTACATACCTATCATTTACTCCCTCTGGAGCTGCCAAAGTTACGTTTACTTCGTACTCGGCTGTCTCAATGGTCATAGTGTAGTAAGTATTCTCAACTTCGTTAGAGATGTTGCAATAAATATAATTTGTGGTATCCTTAGTAATTATGTCCATTTTAATATTTTAAAAAAGCCCACCCCAATTAAGAAGTGGGCTTGTATTGTCATTTAGAGTTGACTACCTCTTAGGCTTCTGGAATAGTCGCAGTAACCTTTTTCATTGGCTCTGGCTCTTGTGCTTGGAAAGAAAGGCTGTATCCGTTTCTATCTCCTAAAGCAGTACCAGTACCATTATCTCCACTAACCAATCTCACTCCGTTAGTTTCGCCCATTAGCCAGTAAGTACCGTTATTATCCTTGATAATAATACTCATCTTGGCTCTTGCTATCATCTTAACCTCATTGCGTTTAGCTGTCTCCATTTTATTGAGAACATAAGTCGCAGTTTGGTCAAAAAAGCTTGTTCCGTTCGCATCGTTTACCGTTGGGTTGTCGTTCATTACTGAAGCAGCACCTTGAGCAGCAGTACATTCGTACTTGTAATACCCTAAGCCAGTACCACTTAAAGCAGTAACCTCTTCTGAAGAGTCAGAAGTTGTTGCAAAATCTGCTGGCATATTTGCTATCCAGAATTCTGCTACACCTCCGATTGAGTCGTTACACCCTACGCTAAAACCAGTTGTTAAATCACACGCCATAATCTTATTCTATTTTTAAAATTAAGGTACTAATGTAAATTCAACTATCTCGTCTGGGTATGCTACTTGTAAACCTCTCTTAAATTTAACTCTGTAATAAACTTTGTCGTCTTTCTTGTCATACCACATATCAAACTCCTCTTCGTCGTTTTGTAAGTCAAAACCTAAGAAAAAGTTTTCTTGAGTACCTAAGAACATTCTGTCTGTTCCGTCTAATCCTACAACACCTACTAATGTTACGTTCTTGCCTGGAATTGAAACTGTATAGTTTGCCCAGTCAGTAGCGTTGATGTGGTATAGGTTTTTAGCATTCAAAGTATCTACGTATTTGTCAAAAGTATCTTGACCTACGAACAATACTTGGTTAGCAGCAGATTTTACTTTTGCTGGTCTAGCATTGCAAACATCTTTGATTAAGTCATCTACGTTACCAGATGCACCAGAAGTGATACCAGTAGCAGCAGTAGTTGCAGAAGTATTACCATCTACAGCAGTAGTTGCAGCGTCAATAATCTTAATAAGACCATCGTATCTGTTAAGGTAAACATTAGCAGAAGCAGTATCTCCTTGCCAGTCAGCATTCTCATTGTGCTCCATAATTGTTTTAATTACAGACTCAGCAACTTCAGCTTCAAACATCATATCCTCAGTTTCAGCATTACCAGCTCTAAGCATAATTTGTGTGTACTTAGGGATAAGGTCTTTCATACAAAATCCACTAAAGTAAGTGATTTGTCCAACAGTTAAGTTTCTGTCAGAAAAAGTCACATCACCAGAAGCAGATACAGCACAAGAAGATCCGTCTTGTGGGAATGCACTAACTGCTAATAAGTGCAAAGCGTCAGTCTTTTTTACTCCAGATTGCAGCGTGAAGTAGTCGCTGGACGTTTTCTCAAAATATAGTCTTGAGATTAGGTCTGTCGATTGTTCGTTAACGTAATTCGTTAAGCTTGATACATCAAAACTCATAATATATTATTCTATTTATTTATTGGCTCTTATAATTGCACCCATTTTAGCAGCTCTCTCAGCTCTTGTAAGTGCTTTAAATTCTTGTGGCTTAGAAGATGTTGATGGCTCAGCCTTAACAATCTCTTCTAATTCCTCTCCTACTTTGTTAAGTGTAGCAGAAAACTCTTCTTTTAATTCTTCTTTGCTGTTTTTAATCTCAGCTAGTTCTGTACGTAAACTTTCGTTTTCAGACTTGATAAGATCTAAAGATGCAGTAAACGCTTCAGCATATTGTGCCATAGCTTTCTCAATCATCTCGTTTAACATCTCAGAAGTAAACTCGTTATCGTAGGTTTCCTCTTCTTCTTCTTTTTCTTGACCATTAGGTGCCTCGATATTTACAACAAGACCTCCAGCAGTTTCGATTAAAGTACCATCTGATAACTCGTGAATTCCATCTGGTGCAGCAACTTCGCCCTCTGGCATAACCACTACTAAAGCAGTACCATCGGCTAACTCGCCTTCCCATTTTACAATAGTTCCGTCAACCAAAGTAGCTTCTGCAAAGTTATCCTCTACTGTTTCCTCTACCTCAGCATCTGCGAACACAGATTTTAAAGTGCTTATAACACTCTCTAAGTTTAATTTATTCATTTTTTTAAATTTATACGGCTCAAGATCAAATACACCCTCAACACTAAACCCTTTCAGTATTCCGTCCTCTTTAACTTTTGCCCACGCTTCGTCATTCTCCACTTTTGCTGCGATAAACCAAGTTCCGTCAGCTACATTCTCAAAACCAGAGGGGGCTGAGATACCAAGCTCGGCATCAGTTATAAAGGATTGATATATATAAACTCCATCAAGTATCTTAAAGGCGTTATGTTGCTCGTTAAATACATTATGCTTATTCTCTTTGAATAGCTTTTGTACGAGTGCTTTGATCGTCTCTTTTTTAAAGATAGCGTAATATTCTCCTCTCTCATCTCTTCTGTAGATTGGTAGATCTGGCACCATTGCAGCACCCATTACAATACGCTTATCTTCGTTAATTACTTCAAATTTGTGAGGTGCAAATGCTTGATAGTTTAAACCTATTGCTGGGCTGTCAACTAGGGCTATTGCTTGTAATCCCTCTACATCTTCTGTTAACTTAAATTCTATGAAAGGTAAGTCCATCTACCTATATATACCTTACTGGCAAAAATTGGGTAATTTATACAAGCTATTGGACTACTGTAGCTCTACTATAAACTCCATCTACATTACGAGATACACTTCTAATATCTGTTTCAGTAACAATTACTTTTGTAGTCGGTACGTCTGTGTCTACAAGTGGGCTTGTAAATCCTCTAGGCTGTATACCAGCTAATCCACCACCAAGAGCTGGTGTGCTTGGAGCATCTGGCTTAGTTGCAGATGGACTTTTAAATTGAGTTTTGGCTATTGTGGCTATTTGAGCAGCACCAGTAGCTGCAACAATTCCAGCTTTAACAAAGTTCATTCCAGTCAATGCGTCTTTTGGTACTGCTAATTGAGCTGTTATACCTTGAGCAGTTGACATAATAGCTTGTCCTATACTAACAGCTTTGTTTAACTGAAATGCTTTCCTTTGTTGTTTTTCATCACCAGAAGCGAGTAGGTTTGCCATAGTAGACAAAGCAGTAAAACTCATTTGTGCGAGTTCTTGTCTTTTTTCTTGTGCTTCTTTTTCGTCTGCTATTCTTTTATTTTTAATTTTTTCAGACTCTTCTAAGGCAGCTTGTGCTACGGCTGCATTTGCTTCTATATTCTTTTGTCTGCTTTCCTCCATAAAAGCATCTAATTCTATTTGTGCGTCTACCTTAGCTTGAGTTTCCTCTTTTGCATTATCCACTATTTCTTGAAGCCTCATTCTCTCCTCTTCTTGTCGCTCCATCTCCAAATCTCTAATAGCTTCTGCTTGTTTGACCTTATCTTCTATTTGTTGTGCGTCAAATAATTCTCTTTGGTAGGCTAATTCTGATTCAGATTGAGATAGAGCCTTGTCCATCTCCATACGTTCTCTATCTAAAGCCAAATCGTTTGCTTTTTGCTCAGATCTTAATCCCTCAACTTGTGCCAATACACCTTGCTTGTTTGCAAGTGCTTCTATTAACGCAGTTTGTGTTTCAGTATTATCGTTTGCCTCTACTGCTGCTTGTGCTGCTGCAACTTGTAAATTAGCTTGAGCAATCATTGCTTTTTCTTGCTCATCTAAGATCTTGCTTAACTCGTCATTCGCTTTTTTACGTTCTGAAAGGCTATTACGTTCTTCGTCTCTTATCTGTCTTTGCTTCTCTGCTTGTAAGTCAAATTTTTCAACTAATAAACCTTGCTGAGCTGCTGCAATTGCTGCTGAGTTTTTAAGTTCTGTATTTGCTTTGGCTATCTCATATGCTCCCTTGACACTAATATCTTGTACACCCTCTACGACACCACCGACAACGCCACCAATCTCAGTAACTGCTTTGCCCATATTATCGACTACGCTTTTACCAGATTTTACTGCTTCTTCTGCTGTCTTTTTAATTGACTCTTGAGTATCCTTAACATCTTTTGTGAGTTGTTTTATTTTCTCTTGGTCTTTACCACCAAAAGGAGATTGCTCCCAAGCTAACTGGGCTTGTTTTAGAGTTAATACAATAGCATCAAATGCAAGTTTTAAAGGAGTTACAGCAATAGTAAGTAACCCTTTCATAACAGCAGTCAATCCACTAAAGCCATTACTTGCTTTGGATACAGCTTCAAAAGTATCAAATACAACACCAAAAAGTTTCTCAAATAACACACCAATAGTACCTAGAGCCGTACTAAGTATGTCCATTATTTTTTGATTTTTGGATATTGCGTCATAAAATAACTTAATAGCACCAACTACGATACCAATACCTAGACCTTTAAGACCAACTCCAATAGCTTTTAGACCTTTAGAAAATATGTTG